ATGATGTAGATGTCGATTCTTTTGAAAAATAATTAACGTTGCATCCCATAGTGTCAATACTACTTGTTATGATTGAATGATCTAGAGTGTCTTTTATCATCCAAGAATAATTTTTGCTATCATTATAAGCCAGCCCAATTTCTTCCTCTCCATTAGCTATAGTACGAAATTCTTTTGCAGTTAGAACTTCTTGGCTTACTTCTTGCCCGGGGTTGTGATCTATATTGTTTTGAACAAAATCAAGCTCGTAAAATGCTTCTGCATCAGGAAGGTCTAATTCTTTTGCCCCCGGACTGGCAGTTTTTTCGTTAAAAGCTAATATATATTGGTATTGAATTACTGGATATATTTTAAGATGATATTTTGAAACTTTTACGGAAGAAGAGGAGGGAGGAGACCAGCGGAATGATACAGAGTTATATGTGTCAGTTTCTCTGTCTGAGTCTGCAGTAGTTTTATCGTATGAGACCACTAGACTTCTTGCCATAAGGGCAGAAGAAGAGGGTCCGGCTCTTGAAACTTTATCTCCACCCAGCCTTATTGCAGAGCCAGATTCATAAACCGGAATAGAGTTTCCAGAAGATGTGAACTGTCGAGAGTTTAGCCAATTTTCAATTGCTCTCTCTTTTTCGGTTGGCGTGTCTGATGTAACTTTAAGATTTTCATCAACCTTGTTTCCGTCTTTGTCAACAAAATACAGAGTGCCTCCGATTTCTCTTAAATCAAACATTGTTGATAAGCCGGTAAGATAAGCGCTCCAAGTTGGAAACATAAGGGGGCCGCCGGGAGGGGTTTCTGGAGCAGAATGTTCATCGGCAGTATTTCCTTTCTGGGCAGAATCTATTATCCCAGCTACATTGCCATATCTAGGAGGCTTTTTACTCCAATTTACGGGAGTTGCATGGGTTTGATCCCCCTTTTGAGGAAGAAAGTTTGGGCTGCCTGAAGAAGTTGAAGCGTCGTACTCTGAGAAGTAAGAAGTGCTTCTATACGCAGTAGATAATACATTTGATCCAACTTTTAATTGACCATAGCCTATCTTGACAGGCACGCCTTGTTTCATTGTAGATGTAGGGCCACTAAATTCAAAAGACTGAGTGGTAACTCTAGATGGGGTTCTTCCGGGGGCGGGAGGCTTAGGTGGTTTTGTTATCAACTGCATTATACCTCCAATAATCATCATGGCTCCAGCAATAATAAGCATAGGATTTCCTGACATAATCCCAGCGACAACCAACACTATTCCAATAATTATATTAAGTATAGCTTGTAAATTTTCTGCGCCTTGTGGAACGGGGATAATGTTTACTGTTTTCCCAAAAAGGCCTCTTTTAAGCGAAAGCTCTTCTGGGGGTATGCCATCCTTTAAAGCGTCATCACCAATTACAACTTTATAACAAATGCCTTCTGCATCTTTTTTCTTTAAAAAGTCATAAAAATTACCCGTATTTGCTTGGATTGCTCTAATTGCTTCGGATATAGAATCTACATTTAAGAAAAAATTTTCCCCAAATTTTTGAGCTAACAGGCCATGCAATTTTACATTCATGATCTTACGCTCTGTTGTCCCGGGTCTACTTCATCTATGCATACCATATCAGAAGAAAATCCAAATTTTGCTCCATACTTAATGCCAACTTGCAAAGTATTAAATGAGGTTGTACCCGGACGGAAAAAACTTTTAATTTCAACATCATCTTCTACTGCACTAGTCCCAGAAGTATCTTTAACCCTGAATGTGCCAAACTCTCCCGGATAATAGCCTCCCTCACCTTGGGGCGCTTTACCTGCTTGGAGATTATTTTGCGGATTATCAGCGCTAACAGTTTTAGTAAAATAGCCGGGGGCATATCCATTATTTTTATCAAGACCTTCCACTTGTATGCCAAAAGTACCCTCTTCTGAAGATTCACCAAAATACCTGTCAGATCTTACAAATACAGAAGTGGTTCTCGTTCCGATTGTTGCATGGCCATACCCAAGGGGCACAGGCAAGCCTTGATTTGTAATATTTGGGACTTGCCCAAAAGAAAAAGAAGTGGTTGAAGTTTTATAAGGAGATCGCTGGCTTTGATAGTCTTCAGTGCTTGGCGGTTTAGTAAGCATTTGCATAATACCCCCAATTAACATCATTGTTCCTGCCAAAACCAAAAGCCATCCGCCTACAGGAAAGAAAAATAGACCAACAACTATAAGTATTAAGCCCATTATAACACTTAATAAACCCATTAAAAAGTCTCCTGCACCACTAACACAAGGTATGATATGAATTTCTTTTTTAGAAGAAATATTTAACTGAAGATCTGTTTCGGATAAAATCTGACTTTGGGGGTTCTCTGGATCGCCTGCAATAATTTTGTAGGCAATGCCTTCTTTGTCTTTTTCTCTTAAAAATTTGTAAAGTTTATTAGTGTTTGCTTCTATAGCGCGAACGGCCTCAGAAACCGATGAAACCTTTAAGTCCCAAGTTTCTCCAAACTCATTGCCAAGCAACCCATGTAAACATACCTTTAACATTACTATCCTTATACCTTAGAATCCACTATTCTATATGTTTTATACACTTGTTTCTGATATCTTTCATAACAAGACTTCTGCGGTAGCTGAAAAATTGGATGATGTACAAATTCTCCATTGCCAGTATATACTCCAAAATGATAAAAAGAGCTTTCAAAGAAGTTAAATATCAGTAGGTCATGACGCTTTAATGTCCCATCTTTTATTTCTTGTAATGTCTGGCTCCCTGTATCAAAAAAGTCATTTTCCTCAATCCATTTGACTACAAGCTCTGAAGAAGCTCTCTTGTCGTCTCTTTCTAGGAAGCCATGTTTTTGAAAGTTTGCATCTTCTGACCACTTTTCTTTTTTTTCTAATCTCGCTTCATAAGAAGGAAGCCAGCTAGTTTCTTGAATATAGTAATCTTTTATGAATGTTAAACAATTATAAATATCTTCCAGATACACTCTGTCAAAAAGAGGATCTGGCTTAAAAGACATAGGGATGTCACAATAAAAAGAATCATATTTTACGCTGTATATATAATAAGGTATTCCAATCTCTTCGCAATTTGCCACATCGTATGGCGAGGGATTTGCTTTAGTAGTTGGATGTGAGTGATAAATAGCAACCACTTTGCCATAACTATTATGCCGTATGATTTCTTCTGGATTTATAGTAAAACATTCTCTTGGGTTAGGGTGAATGTTTTTGCATCTAACTAAAGAAAAATTAATTAAATCTCTTTGAACGATAAGCCCGCAAACCTCCTCATTGGGAGACTCTTTGGCATGAAAAATAATCTCTTTTTTTAGTTCTTTTCTCATTAGAAACTGTACCTGTCTGTAGACGGGAAGCCGCCAAAAGGCAACGGAGGTCTATTAGATTCATCTCTATGGTCAGGATTTTCGTTGGTATTTTTTGGGTCATGCCTAAGCTTGCAGCCATGCACTGTTTTAGAACATTGGTCTTGAACCCAAAGTTCTTTATTGTAAAAGGGGTGCGTTTCTAAGCTGGCCACATGATCTTCTTTGCAGACATAAAACATGCGAAGTAAATACGAGGTCTGCGTTGGGTCATCTCTTCTATCTAGTCTTTTGCCCGAGGTTAGAAAAATAAAATCGTTCTTCTTATAATTTCTACCAGACCTCCACAGCTGAGAAGTTTCAGAGGCAAAAGACCTTCTTTGATCGTTAGTGCCTATTTGAGCCCAAGCTTCTGCAAGTAAGTTATCTTCTCTGTCTGCAACAGGAAGTCCGGATCGGACTTGCTTAACCCGAGAAGAGTGGTTGTGACCGTAGCCGCACTCAGGGCTGCGATATACCCAAGAGCAATAATTAGAAAGCACGATTCTTGCAGGAAGGTAAACTCCCTCAAGCTCAAGTAGTGAAACTAGTTCATATTCTAAAAGATTTTTATTCTCAGAAAGTTTTCTGTTTACAAAAAACATATCATCTGGAAGATGTGAATTGGGATCTCCCTCTCCTGTCGCAGATAATGGATTCATATGCTTGCCGTCAACCTTTGGCCAGTTTTCTGAATCTAGATATTTTGCGAAAGTTCTTTTGCGTATTACCTTAGCTCCTACAAAGTCTCCATATTCTCTTGCTGCCGCAGAGAAAAAACCTTCTATGTTCGCAAATCTTATTAGTGGCCTAGGTAGCCTGCCATCACCTCTCGCCTCAAAAGATTCCGTTTCTAGTGGAACTGAAATGTATACATTCCCTTGCCATTTAACTCCATATACCTTTTCTCCGCCTTCTTTATTTACTCCTTCTTGATTGATTCCGGCGTGAAAGCGGAATGTGTCTATCTGGTTTATGGTGTCTGTTCTTTTCACTCTAACCTCATAAAACTCCACAAGCGTATCCGGATTAAAGTCAAAAAGCGATGCGTTAATTTTTAATGTTTCTGCTGAAAATGTCTCTGCCATTAGAAGAAGCTCCTGTATTCTCTGTTGTAAACTTTGTTCGAAACGGTTCTTTTATTTAATCTAGGAACCCTGCCGGGTACTACCAGACCAGCAATTCGATCATCATTGTGACATCCTATGGTCCAGCCGGTTCCTGATACATTATTGCCATTTAAGACTATTGCCTTCCCGGGGAATCCGTGAGGTTTTACAGTTCCTATTATTCCTGTATCATTCACGGAATAAGAAGAAAATGTCCCGCTGGGAAACTGAAGTCGACAAGGGCTCGAAAGCTTTGATGTAGGTTTTTTAATTATACTGGGCTGATTCCAATAGCCCGGACTGGATGCGTTTTTATCCATGAAAATTGCGGTAGAAAAAGATGTGGAGAAACTATGGGCAAAAGTGCTTCCAACGTCAATAGAAAGTTCCGAACCAAAAGCATAAAGTGCTATAATATCAGAACCAAGATATTTAAAGTTAAAAATATTCCAGACGTCTGCTCTTGAAATAAGGGGGTTAGATGCCATAACATCATCCACAGAAATATCGGTTTTTATATAACCTCTAAAAAAGTTGTCTTTACCCAAATTTCTTGTATCTCGGTATGCATTATTGGCACCTAATTTATTCATGTTCGAAGTTCCGCCAGAGCAAAAGAAAGAATCTGCAGGCCTCTCTTCTCCATACAATCCATAGGAACCTCCAGCTCCGCCCCTAATGTCCATTATAGCCCTGCCAGTATTAAAGTGAGAGCGGGTGCGAACCCTTCTTCGCCATCTGCGTTTTTTTACATGAACATATACGAAAAAAGACCAAAGCCCTTGGCCAAATCTTTGTCTTTCTCCATCCTCAGAGGGATATGGGCCTTTTGCCCTTAATGCATCTGCGCTCATTCCTTCGCTTTGAATGCGATATAATGCACTTTTGTAATGTTGGCTCGGCCCGCCGGGCACATCTTTTGTTGCGTTGTCTCCTTTTTGGAATTGCATTGAGCCCTGCAGAACTTGGCCTGTATGCCCATATGCGACATTACCACCCTCGCTTCCGGTTTGATGGCTTCGTTGTCTAGAAAGGGAGCAGCTGCCAGCCTTGCCGCCTTTTCCTGCAGCAAAGCCTTGGCCTCCTCCCCCGCCACCTCCACCTAGGAATATACTTGACCTAGCGGGTGTACTGCCATCTGGGTTTGTAGAGCCCAAAGCTGTACCACCTCTCCAGACGGAAGGCCAAGAAGTTGCAGTGCGGTGAAAGAAATCTATATGATCTTTGTTTGGTGGGCTGTCATCATCTGCCACTCTTTGAGCCCCATGATCAATTAAATGCCAAGCAGAGTCAATACTTTTTGATGAAAGATTTCCATTGTTAATCCAGTTTAGCATATCTGTATTTTGAGCGTCTCCTCTTCTGCC